TAAGCAACTTATTAATTTAACTTCATTCTGTAAGAAAGTTCAGATTCCATTTGAAGTATATGCCTTCACAAATGAGTGGAAGATTGTTAATAGAATCAAGAACTCAGACAAAGAGGATTATAGTTCTGGATGGTACTATGGTAACAAAGATTATTCTGATGCTGTAGAGGGTGAACTATATGTTGATCCAAATGAGTTCAGCATGATGAATCTAATCTCATCACGTAGTAATGCACGTGACTATGAGAGACAGTGTTTAAATATTTGGTATGAAACTTATCAGTATGAGTATCGTGCATTATACAGACCAACAGAAGGTTTAAGTCTTTCTGGAACTCCATTGAATGAAGCAGTCATTTCTTTAAACTACATAATACCACAGTTTAAATCACAGAATGATCTTCAGAAAGTTAATGTAGTTATCTTATCTGATGGTGAAAGCACCTATGCTACCTTCGGCAAAAAGACTATGAATCATTATGATTCTGAAGAGACTCTACGTACAGTATCTGTTGGTGAGTATTGCATTCTAAGAGATCGTCAGACTGGAAGAGTTTACCCTCAGTTCCTATCCTCTTACACCCATGTAACTAACACCTTGATCAAGCAAGTAAGAGATAGGTTCCCAGAAGTTAACATCATTGGTATCAGATTATGTAAGGGTGGAGAACTATCAAGTTTTGTATCTCACTATGGTGATCCTACTAAGTATGATCAAGTACAACAGCAGTGGAAGAAGAATAAGTCTGCAATCATTCCTGATGCTGTAGCTTATTCTGCACTGTATGCTTTAAGGTTAGAATCTTTAGATGAGAATACTGAGTTTGAAGTTGCAGAGGATGCATCTAAAGGTCAGATCACTAGAGCATTTAAGAAGATGCTTAAGAGCAAGTCCACCAACAAAAAAGTACTAAGTGCTTTCGCAGAGATGGTCAGTTAACAAACTGGCCACTCATGGTACACAAACCATACCACATACACTATACTTATATCATACACAAGAAATCCAATGCCTTTCCAAGCAACATTTACAAACGAAGATCTAAGCAACTACTTCTCAGGCAAGACCGAGATTGATTCCTCTGACGTAAAGGCTGCTGCTTCACATTTTAATGTTCAAGTCCAGAGTCTAACTAAGCGTCTTAACAAACTACCTAACGTCCAAAAGGTTTCTAAAGGTAGATGGAACCTTACTATTGCAGAGAAACTAGAGAGAGTCTATGAAGGACTACCAGCAGTACCTGCAGTAGAGCAAGACCTTGTTCCACAAAAGGATCCTAACTTTATTCCTTTTGGTAACTTCTCTGATGTAAAGAGAATTATCAATTCCAACATGTTCTATCCTACATTCATTACTGGACTTTCTGGTAATGGTAAGACACTTAGTGTAGAGCAAGCATGTGCTCAACTAGGTAGAGAACTAATCCGTGTAAACATTACTATTGAAACTGATGAAGACGATCTTGTGGGTGGGTTTCGCCTTGTTGATGGGGCAACTGTTTGGCATAACGGACCTGTCGTTGAAGCACTTGAACGAGGAGCAATCTTGTTACTCGATGAGGTTGACTTGGCTAGTAACAAGATCTTATGCCTCCAATCCATACTTGAAGGTAAAGGGGTGTTCCTCAAAAAAATCGGTAGAATGGTCAGACCTAAGATAGGATTCAATGTTATTGCAACTGCAAACACTAAGGGTAAAGGATCTGACGATGGTAGATTCATAGGAACTAATGTTCTTAATGAAGCATTCCTTGAGAGATTTGCTTTAACTTTTGAACAGGAGTATCCAACTCCTAAGACTGAGCAGAGAATCCTTGAGAAGGTTGCTGCTAACCTAGGAGTTCTTGATGAGAAGTTCTGTGAGAATCTAGCACAGTGGTCAGACATCATTCGTAGAACATTCAAGGATGGTGGTATCGATGAGATCATTTCAACTCGTAGACTTGTACACATCATTCGTGCTTTTGCAATCTGGAATGATCGCATGAAAGCAATCAAAGTATGTGTAAATAGATTTGATGATGAGACTAAGCAATCTTTCATCGACCTATATGATAAGATCGATGCTGATGTAGTTACTGAGGGATCCGAAGATGAGTAAGAACGGTTACCTAGGGCATGTAGCAACCCTAAAAGATGGTAGATCAGGAAGAATTTTGGAAGGAGTTGGATCTCCTTCCAGTCCTAAACATGAGATTTTGTTGGAGTCTCTTGACGGATCGACCATAAGGTGTTATCATTATGATATACGATACGTATGGAACCCTTGAAGTACAATGAAGATGAACTCCTGAAGGAGATCCACGATTATATTAGCCAAACATACCGAGGTCATTATTCTGTAGGAAACGTACAGACTCTTGACCTCATTGATTCTGTGGGTGATGCAGAAGCATTTTGTAGAAGTAATGTTCTAAAGTATGCATCACGTTACGACAGAAAAGGATCAGCACGTAAGGACATCATTAAGATTATTCATTACGGTCTGCTTCTGCTTCACTTCAATGATAAGACTGCAAAGCATCAATCATTGCAAAGTGGAGATACATCATTCACCGTAGATTATGACAGATGAGTACAGTAAAATTATCACAATCAACGCAAAGGATTTTATCAAACTTTGCTACCATCAATGCATCGATAAGATTTAAGAAAGGCAATGTAATCAAGACAGTCTCTAATGCAGAGAACATTCTTGCTGAGTATGAATGTGAAGAGTTCTGGCCACAAGATTTTGCTATCTATGATCTGAGTCAGTTTCTAGGTGCTATTCAAACTATGACTCTTGAGGGTCCACTACCACCTACGTTAGAGTTCTTGAATGAGGACTACGTTGTTATTCGTGCTGAAAATGGTTCTAGTTACATTAGATATTATTACAGTGATCCTGAGATAACATTAAAAGCAGCACCAGAGAATTCTCTGACTCTTCCTAGCAGTAGTATACAATTTGATTTGCCTTGGGATACATTATTCCAAATGATGCAATGTTCTGGTAACCTAGGGTTGCAAGACATTAAGTTTGTTAGTGATGGTAAGTCATCATACATCAATATGTGTGATGCAGAGAATGAGACTAGTAACTCTGCTAAGTTTATTCCACCTAACAATGAATGTGATGGGTCGCATGAATTGAAGATGAAGATGGAAAATCTTTTGATTTATAAGAAGGGAACTTCTTATAAAGTTCGTGTATCTGATCAGTTTATATCCGAGTGGGTTGTAACACATTGTGTTATGCCTGATGGATCAACAACACCAAAACTTAAATACTACGTAGCACTGGAGCCTGATGCATGAGCAAAGATTTCTTATGGGTAGAGAAGTATCGACCAAAGAAAATTGAGGAATGTATCTTACCAGAACAAACCAAGAGATCATTTCTTGGATTTCTTACACAAGGTGAGATACCAAATCTTTTATTATCTGGATCTGCTGGTGTTGGTAAGACAACAGTAGCAAAAGCAATATGTGATCAGTTAGGTGCATCCTACATCGTAATCAATGGTTCTGATGAAGGAAGGTATCTTGATACTATAAGAACTAGAGTACAGCAATTTGCTACGACAGTCTCATTGACCTCTACAAAGACCCACAAGGTCGTTATAGTGGATGAGGCAGACAATATGACTGCTGATGTCCAGATGATCCTTAGAAAGGATATAGAGGACTATCATAACAATTGTAGATTTATCTTTACTTGTAACTTCATTAATAGAATCATCCCTGCTTTGCATTCTAGATGCACAGTGGTTGATTTTAGAATCAATAATGCAGAGAAACGAGCACTTAGTGCTGAAATGTTTAATAGACTTAGAAAGATTCTAACTGATGAAGGTGTTGAGCATCAAGATAAAGTTATTGCTAAATTGATTCAAAGATATTATCCTGATTGGAGAAGGTTACTTAATGAGACACAGAGACATGCTGCTAAGGGTAAGATAGAATCAGATATTCTGGTAGAGATTAGTGATGTGAAAGCAGATGATCTTATCAGGGCAATGAAAGCAAATGATTATAAGACTGTAAAGGAATGGGTTACTCAGCATATGGATCACGATCCATATCAGGTCATACGTAGGATCTATGATGTTATACATGTACATGCTACTGGTAGATCTATTCCAAATATAGTAATCATTATTGCTAAGTATCAGTACCAGATTCAATTTGTTGCTGACCAAGAAATTAATACACTTGCTTGTTTAACTGAAATTATGACTGGAGTGGAGTGGAAACCATGATACCAAACGATCATCTATTATGGTTACTTAAAGAGAAGTGCTACAAGAAGGGTAAGTTTACTTTGTCTTCTGGTAGAGAGACTGATCATTATGTTAACTGTAAGAACGTGACTCTCTCAGGTGAGGGTCTTTATAATGTTGCTAGTTCTATGCTAGAGTTCATAGAACCTGATGTTAAAGCAGTAGCTGGTCTTACACTAGGTGCTGATCCTTTAGTATCAGGTGTTGCTATGCATTCTTATCAAGCATGGAAACCATTAGATGCTTTGATAGTTCGTAAAGAACCTAAAGGTCATGGTACAGCATCACAGATAGAAGGTCCGATACCACCAGAAGGATCTAAGGTTGTTGTTCTAGAAGATGTAGTTACTACTGGTGCATCTGCTGTTAAGGCAGTTAATGTATTACGTGATGCAGGTTTAACTGTAGAACGTATTGTTACTATTGTTGATAGGCAAGTAGATGGAGAAGCAGATGCTACTGTATGTGCTGCTCAATTAGAACTGTGTAGTTTATTCACCTTACACGATTTAGTATATGCCTAGCACTATCAAATCATTAAAGACACCATTAAGATATCCAGGTGGTAAGTCTAGGGCAGTTGTTAAACTGTTTCAGTTCTTCCCTGACCTTAGCACTTATAGAGAATATCGTGAACCATTTATAGGTGGTGGTTCAGTAGCAATAGAAGTTACAAAAAGATACCCAGACATTGAAGTGTGGGTTAATGACTTATATGAACCATTGTATAACTTCTGGTGTGAGTTGCAACATAATGGTTCAGAGATGCAGAAGGAACTGGTGAACTTAAAAGGAGTTCACTGTAATCCAGATTCTGCTAGATGTTTATTCCAATCAATGAAGGATGTTATTAATGACCCAGAAGAATCGAAAATTGCTCGTGCTGTTGCCTTTTATATTGTTAACAAGTGTAGTTTCTCTGGTCTCACTGAGAGTTCCTCGTTCTCAGAACAAGCCAGTGAATCCAACTTCTCCCTTAGAGGAATTCAAAGACTTAGCGAATACCAAGAACTCATTCAGAGTTGGGTAATAACAAATCTTTCTTATGAAAGAATGTTATCAGATGAGAAGAATGTATTTACATATCTAGATCCACCATATGATATCAAAGATAATCTTTATGGTAAGAAGGGTGGTATGCATAAGAAGTTTGATCATGATGACTTTGCTAAACAATGTGATACATTTACATCTTCTATGTTGATCTCATATAATAGTTCCCAACTGGTAAAGGATCGTTTCAAGGAGTGGACAGCTGGGGAATTTGCACATACATATACTATGCGGTCTGTAGGATGCTATAATACAGATCAAGCATCCAGAAAAGAGTTGGTACTAACGAACTATGAAGTGCGAAGTTAAACTATTTGTAGCTGGATCTCAGTACACAGAGACTGTGATCGCTAGAAACTATGAGGAGGCAAGGAAAGTAGCTCTTGCTAGAAACCCTCATGCTAGAGTAATCTCGGTCACAGCAACCTTTAAATAAATGCCTGAAGTTATTATTACCGAAGAACAAGAACCTCTTTCAGTTGTTGTTCCGATTGACGACATGAGAGACATTGTACAGCAATTGTGGAAGTCTCGTGACACAGAGCCCAAATGTGGCGAATTATACCATAAGTATAAGGAGTTAATCACATGGGAAAAATAGACACTCAGGGTATGAGTGGCGAGACAGTTGAAGGATGTAAGGATAATGTTTATCCTCGTGATGAGAATGGTGAACCAATCTATCCACCATTTAATCCTACACCATTAACTTTGATTGAACCAAAACTTAAGGAAGAACTTAAGGAGTTGATTAACGAAGTCCTTAACGAAAGAGAGGCACGATGAGACTAGGTGTTATGTGTTCTGGAGAAGGAACTAACTTCGAGAACATTGTTCGATACCCTCAGATGAAACACGAAGTTGTGTTAATGATACACAACACTAAACAGTGTGGTGCTGTAGCGAGAGCAGCAAAGTTTGGAATACCACACGTAAGGATAGCACACAAAGATGAAGATTCTATGATCAAACTCTTCAAGGCATGGAGAGTTGATCTTATTGTGTTAGCAGGTTACATGAGAGTTCTTAAGAAACCATCTGAGTTTCATTGCCCTATCATTAATGTACACCCATCATTACTTCCTAAGTACAAGGGTTTACATGCAGTAGAACAAGCGTTAGAATCAGGTGATAAAGAGAGTGGATGTACTGTCCACTATGTGAATGAAGAACTTGACGGTGGTGCTATAATAGAACAATCAAGAGTTCCCATTTGTCCTGATGATACTGTAGAGACATTACAACATCGTATCCAACGAGCAGAATATAGACTGCTTCCCATCGTAATTAATAATTTAGTAAATGAGCAAACCGAAACTAGGAGAATGGTTATACACAATTAACCAATCAAAGAAGAATATGATGGAGGAGGATCCTTCATTAGAAAGTTCATACCCTAGATGGGTGATTAATAAATGCTTATCATCCTTCTATGATTCTGTTCTTCATGCAAATGAAATGAACAAGAATCCTCATTTATCAAACCGTTTACAATACGATTTTTTTATAAATAGTCTGAGACCTAGAAAGAGATTTTCTCCTTGGTCTAAGAAAGAGTCGGTTGATTACCTTGAAGATGTTAAAGAGTATTATGGTTATAATTATACCAAAGCTCTAGATGCTATCAGGGTTCTCCCTAAAAGCGACCTTGAAAAAATAAGAAAATTATTGCATAAAGGTGGAACATAATGAATGGCGAGACAGAAGTTTCATGGAAACAATCTGATATGGTCGAGGTGGTTCTTAAAGAACCCGATGACTTTCTGAAAGTTAGAGAAACATTAACAAGGATAGGAGTAGCTTCTAGGAAAGAGAAGAAGATATATCAATCCTGTCACATCTTGCATAAGCAAGGAAAGTATTACATAGTACACTTCAAGGAACTCTTTGCCCTTGATGGTAAACATACTAACATCACAGAGAATGATGTACAGCGAAGGAATAGAATATCACAACTTCTATCTGATTGGGGGTTAGTTGGTATTGTTGATACAGATGGATTAGGAGAACTAGCACCATTAAATCAGATTAAAGTTATATCATTCAAGGATAAGTCCAACTGGACTCTTGAATCTAAGTACAATATAGGTAAAAAGAAACCTCAGTAGTACCATCCGAACTCTTTACTTCGGTTAGTAACACTGGGTTTTTTGTGTCTTCGTGTATAATTAGTAGTGTGATGCCTTCGGGGTCACAGTAAACTAAGTCGCTCAAGGAGGACACCATGACATTTTTCGATCAATACTCACCATTTTCAATGGGACTAGATGATACATTCCACAGACTCGAAGCTCTATCAGGAGCACAAATCAATTACCCACCTTACAACATTGTTCGGGGATCTGATGGTAGAACCTTATTGGAAATCGCTCTTGCTGGATTTTCAAAAGAAGATATCGAAGTCTCAACAGAACAAAACATCCTAACAGTTAAAGCATCTACTAAGGAAGAAGAAGAAAGAACCTATAGTCATAAGGGCATTGCTACAAGAGACTTTAATAGAAGTTGGCAACTAGGTGATTCCATTGAAGTGGATGGCGTTGATTACAAGGATGGTCTCTTGACTGTAAGCCTTCATAAGGTACTTCCAGAACACCAGCAGAAGAAGTTCTGGTTTGGTACTGAGGCACAGAGAGAGAAACTAGAAGCAAGAGTCTAGACCACATAACAAACTGCACAAGGGAGCTTGACAAATGTCGAGTTCCCTTTTATAATGTCT